AGTGCATCGTCTATAATGTATTCAAATTCATCCGCTATGTCATTTAATCCATATTCTTCACGCAAAGTGTTTATGTTGTAAGCACTAACCAATGTTTTTTTAATACCGTTTTTAACAAATGTGCTTTGATTTCTTAACCCTGTTGCTTCACGCAAATACGTCTTGGTCGCAGGTAATTCCACTTTTGACATCTGGGCTTTGGCAGGATGAATATCAGCCACATCCAAATCTTCCCACCATTTCTGTTCTTTCTGCAACAGTTTAATATCTTTTTCATACTGTAATTTCTGCCAATTATAATCCCAATCGCCTTTTTTCATATCTTTTAGGGCTTGTTCATAGTCAGCAATTTGCTTTTTGGCATTTTCAATATTATTTTCTCTTTCTTTCTGTCTTTCTTCTAAACTCATATTATACAGTTTATTAACCTGCCAATAACGCATACCCCGTTGGGTCATTTTGGCTTTTCCAACATCTTTGGAATACAGTTTTTCCCCAACCTTATATATAGCCGATTCTTCCCAGAACCTGCCTTCTTCTCTGTATTTTTCTAATTTTTGCTTGGCTTCCATAGCATTCTGGATATTGGTTATGTTTTGCTGTATATTTTCACGCAAAGCACCAGAATTTTGCCCAGCCCAACGCCACACTTCATCTACGTCAGTAAATCTTTCAGGAATACCCAGTTTTTTCATTTCTTCGGGATTGTCTAGCAGTTTTTCCGTTTCTTCCCTACTTAATTTGAATATCTTACTGTAATTTTCCTTTTCGGATTCCATTTTTGCAACGGATTCTTTCCACTGGCTAATCTTTTTATCTATAATCTTTGGCACAGATTCCACTGTATTCATACCACCAAATAAACTGGAAGCCCAACCATGTAATCCACGTTTTTCTTCTGTTGTTAATGATGTTGCCAATGTCTTTGTTAAACTAAATTTCTTAAAATAGTTTTCATAATTGTTTTTAGCATATTTTAGCGAATATTGTCCTTCCCCATGCACTTGTGCTTGTTCCCCTGTGCCACGTGCAGATGCTTTTGGCACATCGTGTTCTACCTTTGCACTATAAAAACTTAAACGCCCTTTCGCTTGTGGTAATTCTTTCTTTTTGCTGGCAAACCACCGCTTAATTGCTTCCGCTTTCTGTTCACGTGTGCCACCCTTTGGAATAGGAACATGATTACCCTTAATGGTGACCCATGTAATATTGTCATCGTCTAATTTCTTAAACGATAACTGTTCAGCATCAAAAGCATAATATTCATATAACGTCATTTATCTGCTACCATATCAAACATATAAGCATATTGTGGGTTGTCATCTTCAATTTCAGATTCATCTAATGCTTCTTCAATATCTTCGTCTGTAATTGCCCAATATTCATCAGCACTATCTTCTGTTTGTTTTTTCTCTTCAACATTACTTGTTTCTTTTTCTTCCACAGATTCTTCTTCACCCATTTCTTCCATACCAGCCAAATCATCTGGCATTTCTTCTGACAAATTATGGAATCTGCTATCATCATTACTACGCAACATTGTTCTCACTTCTGTTGCATCTATAATACCACTACCAACATAAGTTGCATCTGTTTGGGCTTGCTGTGATTCAATTTGTGCCTGTTCTAATGCTGTTGGCGTATCTATTTCATCCCAAACAATATCTATATTTAAATCTTTGCCCTTTTCTGACATGCTTAATAACTGATAATGCCATAGTAATATACGATTAAAATCACTTTCCTGTATTTCTTTTAAATTCTGGGCATAATCTTTCATTTCATAATCACCAGAATTTGCCAATCCTTTCAACTGGGTTTTCATTAACTTTGTCACAGGCATTTCTGCTATTGCCGCAACTAACTGGAATTGGGTCATAATTAAAGCATCAAAATCGGTCAAAGATGTACCTATCTGATTAACAGATGTATCTTTTTCCTTAACCATAAACCCAAAATTATCACGAATACTGGCTACTGTTTGTAATGTTTCGTAAGCACTATCACTATTTGCTGTCAAATTATACACATCGCCATCAATAGTCAATAATCTCTTTGTTAACGCCAATTTTGGTGCTTCATTTGCCACTTTTTCAGCACAATATACCCTTTCATATATCATCTGTGTTAATGGAATACCGCCATAATAATATACTGGCTTTAATATATCTGGACACACACCATTTACTAACTTAATAATCCATGATTTATGAATCTTTGCTTTGTTAGGTATGGTATAATATTCTGGTTCATAAAACCCTGCTTTATCTGGTCTATTTAATTGTTCTACACCCATTTGGTATGTGACCCAGAACGGTTGAATAATCTGCATACCTGTATATGTGCCTTTTTTAATCTTTTTAATATCAAACGGTTCTGACATATCTACATCAACATTAAATGTTGGCACAACCAGAATTTGCCCATAAGTTTTCTTGAATATATTTGCATCACGACATATATTCTTAATCTTCATCTTCCTATCAGATAACATTTTAAGGTCTTGTAATACTGCTTCTTCTTCATCTTTATCTGTATTAGGGTCTTTATCATCAGCATCTGCATAATGTAATTTATAATCAACAGCAATAGCATCTCGGGCTGGTATTTCACATGCTTTACGAATATAAGCGTTCTGTGTCAATAAAGCACATGCTTGCCAACCTATAAAACTATGGCTAAAAAACGGTATCATAAACAAAGGCAAATCATTTTCATACGTTGCTGGTTTATATATACCATCCATAGCAACACGACTTCCTGTCTTTGTGTCAATCGCAACCATATTATCAATACTACGTGGAAACAACTTCTTCAATAACTCTTGTTTATCAGATTCAGTTGGTTCTTTTAACCCACCTTTCTTATGCAATTTACGATAAAAATCTAAATACGATGTTTTTTCTTGCTTTTCTACCTTAACATCAGCAGGTTGTTCAATAACCAATTTTTCTGGTTGCTTTTTACGGAATAAATGCATAATACAAATCCTTTCCTTTGTTAATGATATAATAATACATTATAGTTTTCTTTTCAATAAAAAACTAGGGCAGACGAATTACCCTAGTTTTACCGATAACATATCTAAAAGCATTTTTATTATAATATATCTTCTTATTTAAATCAACAAAATTTCTACTAACAGATAATATCTTATCTACTTTGTGTCAATTTACGACATTTTGGATATTATTTTATCTAAAACATCCCCTTATGGAAAAATGCTTTATCTATTGCCATAACTGTCATATCAACCAAGTCATCGTGTAAATGTGACATATCAGCACTAAACGCATCTGCTTCCGCTATTAATACTCGGCTCATTGGGTCACTATCATTATGTGGCAATTCTACATTACCAGCCGCAATTTGTGGTAAAACATCTTCAACACGCTGTAATTTATCTTTTTCTGGCGTATATGGATGTATTGGCAATCCACCAATACGTCTTAAATTCTGTATTGCCTGCATACCAGATGCTTTATCTTCAATTATCATTTCACTACAACGGCAATTACCAATACCCATTTTCCACTTTTCCCAGATAGCCAATAATGTATTCTGCAACTCTGTTATCTCAAACTTACCATGCACAAGGTCTAATAATCTTAATTTATTGCCGATTGTAATACCCCACACCCCAATGGCAGTAAAATCATTCCATTCTTTTGTTTTTGTTGCTGTATCGGCAGTAATAAATATCTTTCTGTATCTTGTATCTTCAATATCTTTATAAAAACGCCAATATTCATGCCGTATAACACCACCACCAAGCATAATTGGTTCTTGTTGGTATTGTGCTTGAAACACGTAATTATTAACCTGTAATTCTTTTATGCGTTCTGGTGTATATTGGTTGCTTAAATTACACTCGCCATCTTTGTTTAACAATGGTGCTTTGAAAGTGTGAAATCCGTATTCACGCACTAAAAAACCCGACATATCGTCTATATGTAATCTCTGTTGTATGTTAATAATAGGTGCATTTGGGTTGTTTAATCGTGTTAAAAGTGTTTCAACATAGTATGTATGGGTCTTATTGCGTATTGTTTCTGAACGCACATCTGTTGGTTTATCAGCATCATCCATAACCAGAAACCCAGAAAACCCTTTTGCACCACGAACAGATACACCAAATCCAGTAATTGCCGCACCAATGGAATTAAATAACACAACACCACCTTGTGGGGTGACAATCTTTCTATTGCTAAACTTAATTCTACCTGTGGTTTCTATTAAATAATCTTTCCAGAAATCATCTATGGGGTCAACTTCTTCTGTTGTTTCCTTAACATCGTGCTGTGGATACATCGCTTGATAGACAGGGTGTTGCATAACTGCGGCAACCTGCTGTGCAATCTGCGACAAAAGGTCTTGGTTAAAAGATGTGTAAATAATCTGTGACTTGGGATTAAGTGTTAAAGCATAAACCACAAGCCAAATTGCTTGGGTAGTTTTACCGCTTCTTGGGCAAATATTAAAGTTAAGGCGTGTTTCTTTGCCGTCAATAACATCTTGTAATTTCTGGAACATGTGTTTATGGACATACTGTTCTTTCCATTCGCTACCATTTACGATACGGAACAGATATAAGAACCATTGTCGGAATCCACGTTCTAACAATTCCTGTCCTATTAGTGGTATATTGTTATTCAATGTTTCCTGTTGGTGTATCATCAGTATCCCCTATAACAGAATCAATATGTGCGTTAACTTCTTTGTATTCTGCTTCTGATACATATTTAATAATCTGTTCTGCTGTTCTTTGCTGTTCATCTTTCTTTTCGCCAAGCATAGCATGAACCATATCTATTGCTTTAAGGTTTGGGTTTCCTTTGATATTATTGCGAACAGCGGCATTGGCTAAATGTAATTCCATAACTTCCAGATTTGTTAATTCTGGGTGGTCTATATTTTTAAGGTTCATATAATAGCGTAATATTTCTGCGGCAGATTTAAGTTTCTTTCTAGCGACACCCGAAGCATAACCACCTTTTGTTGCAATTTCGTGTTGCTCTTCTGTTGTTCTGTCTGCCAACGAAATTAAATCTTCTTTTGCCACAACCCTTTCCTTTCTGTTGTTCTTCTGTTGTTAATTGTAATACAAGGCACAGAATAAAGCAAGAAAAATATACTATGAAGATACTTTTTTTAACTTATCAAACAACCATTGGATAGACCCACAATGCCAACCGTCACCCATAAGAGATTGTGCATGTGCTGGTGTAAATTGTTCCATAATTTCAACTGGGTATGTATGGAATCGTGCTAACTCTGCTTGTGTTGGACAACGAAAAGCATTATAACCTGCCTTATACATATTTTCTGTTTTAACACGTCTATATGGTGTTTTGCTAGGGTCATCTGTTAATATAAAGACACCTTCGCCTGCTCTTGTTGGTTGGTTTTGAACCAGAGTGGCAATTTCTGTGGTTGAAAACACTAATCTTTCTCTTGAACGATTAACCACACCAAATCTAGCATCATCCAATAAATCTTCCAACGTTTCTTTTGTGGCACGTGGCACAGGTTGGTCTAACCAAGACAACCAGTTTGTAAAAAACAATCTTTTACGTCTAGTTGCCCACCCCAAAGCCACAGGGTCAACAATACGGTTTTCAAAACACCCTGTTTCACGTTGAATCATTTTTAATGTATCTTCTGGTATTGTTGTCACATTTTCCAGAATAATATATTTTGGTTTAACGGCTTTAATTGCTCTAACAACTCCCAAAACAACTGTCCGTTCTTACCGTTGATACCTTGTTTTTTTGAATTAACCACGCTGTAATCTTGGCAAGGAAACCCTGCACACAACAAATCAATATGTGGTAATTGCGAATAATCTATTTGTGTGACATCACCCAACTGTATTTGTTTAACGCCATAATATTCAGCGACCAACTCTTCACATCTTATAGCACATTTTTTAATATCCGCTGAATAATACACGTCTATTGGTATTCCTGCACGTTTAAGACAAACCATAGCACATGCCGCACCATCAAACAAAGATAATACGTTCATTAGTTATCCCTTTCGTTAATATGCGGGGCTTCATATATTCTTTTCATCATCTTTCTTTTCCTTATTATAATATATTGCTTTTCTTTTAATTGGTCTTAATACTTCTAGAATTGGCACATATTCTTTATGATTATTATCAAAAAGCGTTG